AAACTTCTACTCGATCAAGTATACTCCCTTTACCAACAGTATGGCCCAGACCAAGAATACTTCCGTGTCACCGGTATGCAGGACATGCAGAAGTACGACAAAGGAAATGCTGGTGAACGATTTGATTTTTACATGCAGTTTGATGCTGCCACGCAAGATCCAGAACAAATGCTTGAGCGTGTAAAAGCAATTGCACAACTTGGCGCACAACTCGACAAGAATGGTACGCTGGATACCGAGAGATTATTACAAATTGCAGTTGGGCAGATTTTACCGGGTGCTGCGGAAAGTATCATGCTTCCCAAAGAAACCGCATCGCAGAAAGCAATGGATGAAGAGAGACAGACTATTGCAGAAATCTATGCTGGCGTACCACCTAATGTTAAACCCAATGATGCCCACGAGATGAAGTTGCAGATATTCCAGCAATGGTTAGCTCAACCCGATGTGGCACAAAAGGTACAACAAGACCCTGCCCTACAGGAGCGTATTTCCAATTACCTGCAACAAAGACAAATGCAGGTTCAGCAAAAACAAAACGCTGAGATTGGAAGGTTGGGCGCAGCACCCACACAATTTGGATCAACAGGAGCAGCACAAACAGGAGGATAAGATTATGCCACCAATGGGAAAAGGAACTTATGGAAGTAAGGTTGGAAGACCTAAAAAGAAAATGACTAAAAAGAAATGTGGTGGTCGTAAGAAAAAATGATTACCTACCGAGGTGAGCGTTTTAGTGCTTATAACAAGCCAAAAAGGACAAGTGGTAAGTCCAAGAAGTTTGCAGTCTTAGCCAAGCAGGGAGACCAAGTAAAACTTGTACGCTTTGGAGATCCAAAGATGTCCATCAAGAAAAACCAACCTGCACGCAAGAAGAGCTACTGTGCAAGGTCAGGTGGAATTAAAGGTAAGACAAATAAACTAAGTGCCAATTATTGGTCACGCAAAGCATGGGATTGTTAAATGGTAGCTAAAAAGAAAGCCAAGTCCCGTGTAAATGAGGCTGGTAATTATACTAAGCCAACCATGCGTAAGAGACTATTTAGCAAGATTAAGTCTGGATCTAAAGGTGGTAAAGCAGGTCAATGGTCTGCACGTAAAGCCCAAATGCTTGCCAAAGAATATAAAGCCAAGGGTGGAGGATATAGATAATGCCATTAAGGAAGCCACAGAAGTCACTCAAGAAATGGACAAAACAGGGGTGGCGTACTGCATCTGGTAAGAAATCATCTGAGACAGGTGAGGTCTATGCCCCAGCAAGCAAGATCAAAAGATTAAAAAGCACAAAGGCAGGCAGAGCAAAACTTGCTGCTGCGAATAAGAAGAAAAGAGCAGCCACAAGCAAGGGCAAGCAATATGCCAAGCATGGCTTGCACAAAAGAAAACGTTCATAATGTGCACAGCTTTCAACGAGAGTGGGTTGCCCTACTTACCATCTTCTTCTTTTTTTTGGAACGTGATGTTATCTGCGACATCCTTTTTTTATTAATAGGAATTATATACAACTATACAAAATGAGTCCCCGTAAACGAAAAACCTACCACGAGATAGATGCCGAGGAAGCAATCCAGGCATTATCCATGTTGAAGAATGACCCACACTTTAAACAATACATTGCGATGCGAGAAGCAATGCGAGAAGAAGTTATCCGTCAATTGCAGACTAAAGCTATAGTAGATAGCACAAACAGGCACTACATGATGTGTGGAAAGCTTGAAGCAATAGACGAGGAACTCGATACCTTTTATAAGTTATAATTTTTTAGGTTGGTAGATTATAGTTAGTATAGCTCATGCCTCTGTGACCTTTCGTGGGGTTGGGTCACAGGGGCTTTTTTGTTGCCATTTTTGCTAGACTGCACTACATTTTGCTACACTAGGCTACACATGCCTTGATCTTATGGAAGAAGCAATTCAAGAGGTTGACTCAGAGTCCTCTCAAAACTCCGTGGATAGTTTAACGTCTGGTGAAGGTAACCTAACAATGGCAGAACTTGCATCATCATTGATGCAGAAACGCCAAAGCGAGGATACTGAAACCACAACCGAAGAGGAATCCGAACCCGTTGCAGAAGAATCTACGGAAGAAGAGGAGGAATCAGAGGATCAGTCTGCTGAAGAGCCGGAGGAATCAGATGAGGAATCAGATGAGCAACCCGTACAACCTTCAGATGTTCTTTCAAAGTTTAAAGACCTGGATTTGGATTCATTATCCGAGGAGGAGTCAAAGGAATTAGCCAAGCATCTCAATGCTTCTGCAATCAAAAGGTTTGGGAAACTAACCGCGCAGAAGAAAGCATTGCTTGCTGAGAACCAAGAACTCCAAGCACAAGTTGAGCAAGCCCCCGTGCCTGCTGAACAACCTGCATTCCTAAAAGATAATGCCCTGCATAATGTCAATGATGTCAACGCACTTACCAAGGAAGTTGAAAACCTTAACACGCTTATCGAATGGGCAGACGAAGGGATGGAAAACGAAGTGGAGTACGATGATGCTGGCAATGAATATGTGGTCAAGGATGCCGACAAGACTTACACCAAAGCGGATCTAAGGAGAATCAAAGCGAATGCCAAAAAGATCCTTCGCAAAGATGCTCCTGCAAGAGAAGCATGGATTAAGGAAAGACAAGCAAGTGACCAACAAGCAATACAAACTTTTGATTTCCTAAGTGATGGAGAGAGTGAGGATTACAAAGTATTCATGCAGGTAAAGCAAAGTCCGCTTTACAAACCTTTAGTCGAACACCTGCCTAACAGCAACTTTGCACTTGGGCTTATGGTGGAAGGATTAAAGGCAGTTAAAGCAAGACAAGCTAATGCAGGTCAACCCAAGAAATTGAAGAAACCCACTGCACCTGTCGCATCGGCAGAAGCAGGGGCAAGTAAACCAAGATCCGAGGGAAGTAAACATAAGAAAGCTGTACAGGCTGCTCATGCTAAATTTGAGAAGTCAGGTAATATAGCAGACTACCAAAATTACATAAAACTAAAGCGATCAATCGCATAAATTTAAAACACAATTAGGAGGATATAAATATGGCTAAAGCCACAACATACAATACTGCTGGAAATAAAGAGGATCTCACGTCGATAATTTCAACGCTTGAACCTGAATCTACCCCTTTCGTTTCATTAATGAAAAAGGGAAAAGCAACCGGGACATTCTTTGAATATCAAGTCGATAAATTAAACTCACCTGAGTTTGGTGGAATTGAAGAAGGCGAAGATGTTACTGCTTTCAAAAATCAGTCTGCTGACCGCGCTAGAATCGGAAATTACATTCAGAAGTTCCGTGATACCTTCATGGTATCTGACTTGCAAGAGATGGTTGACACTGCTGGTGTCGCATCAGAATTTGCAAACGCTGAGTCTAAAGCAGTACGCAATGTAAAACGTTCAATTGAGTCTGCATTCTGTTCTGCACAAGATCGTCAAGCAGACTCTGGAGCAGGCGCACCTTACAAAACACGAGGCATGTTAAAGTGGCTTGGAGTGGGTGGACAACCTTCTGACGTTCCTGCATTCGCACAAAATGTTGCTAATGACACAACAGGCACGCAAACCGAGACAACCTTCAACAGCGTTCTTCAAGAACTTTACGAAGCAAACGGAATGCCTGGTGGACAGTTGACCTTACTTGCAGGCCCAAGCCTTAAGAAGGAAATCTCAAACTTCTCCCGTCAACTTGCAGCTACCAACGGAACTTACGTTGTTAACCAAGACGCTGATTCCAAGAAGATAACTTTGTCAGTTAATATCTACGAAGGTGATTTTGGAAATGTGGCTATTGTTCCATCTTTGTTTATCAACAGAACAAGTGGAAGTGACGCAGTTGACGCAGATGCAGGTCTCTTAATCGATCCTGAGTATGTATCCATGATGTCCTTAAAAGCTGAGTCTGTAACTGAGCTTGAGAATCAAGGAGGTGGAAGACGCGGTTTTGTTGATGTCGTAGCCGGACTTGCGTGCCTCTCGCCTGTTGCTCACGGATATTTTAACTAATAACACTTAAAACAAGGAGATTTAAGATATGTCAGAATTATCAAATAATGAAGCAGGTAGAGGTTTCACACATGTGTATACCGCAACCTATGAAGACCTACAGACTATCGGCAATGGTGGTCAATTAACCATCGCAACTATACCAGCAGGTGGTGCAGTTGAGTTAGCAGGTGTATACGAAGCTGAAGCGTTTGCAGGTACAACTTCCCTCGTCATTGATGTAGGAACAAGTAGTGGTGACCCAGACGAATTCATTGATGCTCTTGATGTGGACGGTATGTCCGCACCTGTGTTTAACACAGGAGACGCATTCACAGGTGGACAATCACAAGCAGCAGGTGGAACAAACACAGCAGCTTCCGTTATCCTGGAAGTAACAGACGCAGCGATTGCCTCTGCAACTGCTGGTAAAATTGTTATCGGATTACGTATCGTTGACTTAGGTCAATTTGCATAATTGCAATTAGGATTTGGGGAGTGATCTACAATGTGGGTCACTCCCTTTTCCACATCAATTTATTATGGCAGAAATATTCATACCAAAGTGGCAACCATCTCAAGGTAATGGTTCTCAGTTTATGAAGAACCTAGAGAAGCACTTGCGTTACGAAGTTGACCTTGAGAAGTACGAGGCAAAAAAGCGTGAGTTAGAGTGTGGTAAGCAGAACGGAGAAGGTGGACAAGTCGAAGGACTAGGTCAGTTAAAAGGCACAATACCTGCCCGTGAATATTTCCGCTGGCATCAATACAAGCAAGGCTGTTGGGGCGATAAAGCGTTTACGAATGAATTCTTTCGTGACAACCCACATCTCAAAGCCAAATCATTTTCTAAGAAGACCTTCGTATCTGGAGGCTTCGATAAACCAAGCTTCGCATGAGAAGAGCAGCAGTAAGCACCATGGTCACCAACCTAGTAAGTATGGTTGGCGTGGATTCATTCCTTACTGCTGAATCAACTGCTGCTGTACGCAGCTTTAATCGTTTTGGCAAGTTAGCCTGGGATCGCACTGCATGGCCATTTGTATCCCGTATATCGCAAGTCATACCAGATGTGCGTGTACGAAGTGTGCAAGTAGGTAGTGGAGGAGCGAGCTATACATCTGCACCATCTGTCGCATTTAGTGGTGGAGGAGGTTCAAGTGCAGCAGCCACTGCAACTATTAACGCAGACGGAGAAGTTAATGGAATTGCAGTGACCAATAATGGCACGGGATATACAGGCACACCCACAGTTGCAATAAGTGGTGGTAGTGGAAGTGGAGCAACGGCCACTGCAAGCATGTTGACCTACCTAGACTTTGGCACAACTATAAGCGAGATATTCCGGGTCACTGAGAATGACCCATATGGTACAGGTACAACATCTGACATTGCATACAAGAATGTATATGTAACAGGTGCGAGTGAGTACGGAGAAGCAATACTACCAGATCGCACATCTACTGCACCTGTATGGGTATATTACCGCGCGCCCTACCCTGAGTATGCAAGTGACGCAAGTGACTTTCCATATGTATTTAGCGAGTATGCGGTGATTGGAGCATATGGAGATTGGTTACAAGCAGACGGCCAAACAGATAAGGCACAAGTTATCTACCAACAAGCAGAAGCAATTTTACAAAGCGAGTTAGACAAGCTCGAAAGACAAGAGGGGCAATCAACCCCAATACAATTTATTACTTACGGAACAACTGCCGTTAGTTCGGCATAAAAGGAACATATATTATGGCATCAGAATACAGAGGTTTAGGTTTAAATGGAGGTGAGTACATTAATGATACTGCGGCACACGCAGGTAAATTCTTTGCAGTACTTGCAACGGAAGACACAGTCATTGCGAGTATCACAAGTAATATTGAAAACTTGTCTGACATTTGCACCGGACAAGATGCAACCACACTAGCTGCAAATACTGCGATTTATGGAAACATAAGTTCCATAACACTTACAAGTGGTGCAGTCATAGCGTACAACATTTAATGGCACTCACACTCGATCTTAATCTTAGCGTAGGACGTTCAACTACAAGTAGTGGTGTACCCGTTATACCCAACCTTGTTTTACTCACAGAAGCTAGTGCATTTTTGCGAACTGAAGATGGATTTTATTTAGAATTTGAATTTTAACCCAATTATAAAATGGCTAATAAAAAGATAACCGCACTTACTGCTCTTTCAGCAACACCTGCAACTGATGACGTTGTACCCATTGTTGATGTCAGTGGAACTGCAACAACCAAGAAGATAACAGTTGCTAACTTAGTATCTGCCACAAGTGCAGGTGCGTTATCTAGTTATGATTTTGGTGGTAATGCGATCCTTGGCTTTGACGCAACTTTAAATGACCAAACAGATAATTACACATTGCAGACAAGTGATG